CATTTGGAGTAGCTTTCATATCATCCAAAGACTTACCTTCATATTTGGTATGAACCACAACACCAACTTTAGAACGCTTAACTTTTTCAGCCTCTGCGCCATGGGCTGTATAAGTGATAGTGTTTGGTGTAAACGATACAGAACCATCAGAGTTAGTTTGATGGTCTTCAGAAGTGTGCATCAAGTCACCTTGGTAAACACCTTTTTTTGGTGCTACCTTTTTAAGATGAGCCAAAGAATCTTTTAGTTTAGATGCTAGACCAGGAGCATGGCCATGGTTGGCGTCAATATCTTGTTCAGTGTAATTGATCTTTGGGTTCTTGTTGAACGCTGACTTAGAAGCAACGAAGAACTTCTTAGTAGTTGGGTGGTGCCCGAATACGATAGATGGAGAACCGTCAAATTTCTCTGTGAGGTTATTGCTAGTATGACCAGACTTCATATCGTCATGGGCTTGCTTTAGCGCACCTTCAGCGTGTTCAAAACCCTCTGAACCGTGTAGGAATGGGCGATCTTCAGCGTGGTGAATGTGCTTTAGTTTGGCACCTTCGTCAGCTGATTCTTTAAGGAAGTCTAGAAAATTAAGCATAGTAGTTTATTTAGGCTGCGACCAACCCCACAAGTTCAGTCATCATCTTACCCTTCTCGATATAATGACGTATATAGTTGTTTTTAGATTCAGATTTTAATCTAACTGTAATTAAAATGGCACCAGTCTTTGAATCTTGAATTCTTACTTCTGGTTTAGTTTTATTTGATACGAAAACAGCTTTAAGTTCTCTACCCTTCAAACGAAGAGCTTCTGATAAGTTTCCAAATTTATAGATCATTGCTTCTTTATTTGTTAAGCTGATCATATCAACGGATGGGTCGTTACGTGTTCCAAAATACATGATGCCATCAGCTAGACTAGCGTAAACAGCATCTTTATTAGATGTCATTTTTCGATTGAATTCATTCGCCATACCCTTATAAACTTCAGTATTGGCAGCAATTAATCCATCTGATTTTAGAATGTCATAGAATTTATTTTCAAGGACTGGGGTTATCCTCATATCAACCAAAGATGCCCAGAGTTCTTTTTGTTTCTCTAAGCCACCGCCACCGACTTGACCAAACTGTTTTGCTCCAGCTGCTTTTAGTGATACATTAATGTCAACCTTCTTGTTGTCGATTTCAACATAAACGTCAACTTTAGTATCATTTTGCGCGACCGTACCTACAGCTTTAACTTCTATTCTGTTGTATAAGCTGTTTTCATAAACTGTCTTGGCGTTAGCAGCAACTGTTGTTGAGTTAGCATACTTAACGCTGGAGTTGATAATATTTTTTAAGTTTTTAATGTGACGTGGGTTCTTTAGAGCTTTAATGTTAATCAAAGCTGAGTTGACTTCCCAGTATAAATCGTCAACAACCTTTGGTTCTTTGTTTGGGGATTTAATTGGTCCAATGATCTGCTTTGTGTCAGAATCATTCAAACGCTTAATCATATCAAGAACGTCAGAATCAATTACAGCTTGGTTCTTATTTAAGAAACGACACGCAATGGCAGCGCTGAAGATAATCTCAGCCATATCACCGCGATTACTCTTACCACCGAAATCTTCAGTCTTCATGATTTCGCTGAGTGGCATTAATGCAGAGACTTGACCATTTCGTTCATACGTCAAATTGATTTGTTTAAATGAAACTACACCACCACGGATAACGTTGGCGATGTCTGCAGAATCAGCTAGGTCAAGAGCATTTTTAGAAACTAGTTTACCAGTGCGTGGGTCTGGATATGAGATTCGATTGAATGGTTGTTGTTTACCATCAGCTGTTGTGAAAGGTGACTTAACACCTTCAATCAGCTTTTCTAATAAGGTGATGATACGTGTTTCACCATGCTTACCTTTGAAATCTTTTACAGCCAGTTTTGCCATTAATTAACCTTTATTAACATACTGACTATTTAGTTTATACTTTCTATCCCACTTCATCACCTGTTGAAACAGTTTAGGGATGGCTTTGTTGTTTCTGCTATCGTAGTTGAAAGTCTTTAAGATGTACTTAAGAGTGCTAGATGGACATCTAGTTTTAAGTTTTGGAATGGATAAGAATTCAGAAACTTCTCTAGATGGGTGATTAACCTTCAGGTCTAGATATACGCAGTGAGCGTATGCTTGAATCTCATCGAACTCGGATAAGTATGCTCGTTCGGCATCTTTGAGCGAATGACCAACCTTCTTGTGTGGTAGGACATAACTGCTTGACTCGTCGTAGCGACGGTCATATTGCATGAAGTGAATCATCTCATGCATAAGGGTTTGGATAACACGGTACTTGAACCTGTTCCATGTTCTCATAGTAAACTTGTGCTCGTTGAAGTTTACTGCGTATATTTGTATGCAACATTGGCGTTCATCGGGAGCATACTCGCCACCAACAGCAACACCTTTCTCCCAAGACTTGCGAAGAGGTTCTCTGAACTCAATTTTAGTGCGCCACTTCTTAAAGTAGTTGGAGAGACCGACCGAGTTATTCTTATACTGGTCTAGGTCTCTCCAAATTTTTGATGGGTTGAGTTTAGCTCTAAATGGAGTCTCATAGAAGTTGAGTAACTCCATCCAGTTAAAGTCGGATTGTTCTAGGAAACGCATAATGACCTCCTAGAAAGCCTAATCCTTATCCTAATTGACCCTCTAGGAAGGCTAAGACTTTCGCTTGTTCCTCTAAGTTAGTATTCGCAAACTCAGTAATATAAGGCATCAAGTCAAAGTTAGATAACAGGTTACTATATTTAGTTTCGCGACCTCTTAGGAATTGCTCAGACTGGTCAGAGCCACGATCTTGATAACGCTGTTCGAGAACGGTCTTAGGTGCGCTCAGGAATACGATATGAAGTTCAGTATCTGGGAGACCCATGGCGAATTCTAGGAAAGATTGATTGAAGATTCGATCACCCTCAAACAAGACGTTGCAGTTATGGCTTGCAATCCACTCCTGCATAGCTGGCTGAACTGCCATAGAAAGACGGTCAGTACCAGCAAAGACTTCACCTTCTTCATACTTACCAAGGATGTACAGGTCACGCTCAGTATTATACATAGCTGAAACTAGCTTGGCTGGTTCAACTGGCTGGAATACTTTACCTTCCATATACTTACGGAACAATGTAGTCTTACCAGTCCCTGGCGATCCACCAACAGCAATAAGTTTTCTCACTTTCTTCTCCGCTCTAATAAGTTGAATGTTAATCTCATCATTAGCTTTAATTCGTTCAATAAACATTTTGTAACAACTCTTTCAGTTCTTCGTCAGTGAATACCCAAACACGACCGATGAAGTGATGAACGTCAGCATCTTTATCGTGTTTCTTTTTGAACATAACCTTCTTAGCGATATCACGTGCTAGATTCTTGGCAATGTTCTCTTTAATTTCAGAGGCATAGTCAGGGGCAACCTCTTGTAACTTTAACAGTTCCTGAGCTGACACTTTATGGTCAACTGCAATACGGTTGAGGCTATGTTGGTCCATAATCTCATCTACCGATGGTCTAATCCTACTAGCGCCAGAAAGAACGCCAACAGTATTAGATGAGGTTGTAATATTGGCAGCTGACCAACTATCGACACCACTGTTATCAATACCAATTGGCGAAAGACCATTAGGTGTTACAACGGAATAAGTACCTTCATCGTTTTTCATAACAGAGCCAACAATATCCATATAATCACTTGTAATATTAATTCCATCTGGGTTCATGTAAACATCTCCAATCCAATTAAGGATTTCTCTTCATCTTCAAACATCCACTCTAAGTTATCTATTTTACCTGAGTTCAGGAAATAAGTAAACTTTTCTTTGTCAATTCCATTCTTGTGATCTAAGCGAAGGTCAATGGTTTCGTTTCTTGCTTGCCACATAACGTCCCAATCAATACCATACCACCCGTCTTCTTCTGCTTTAATAATCTCTTCAGCTTGACGGTCTAGGTAATAACCAAGATAACGACCGTGTTTTGCTCTAAAGATTTTCTTGAAAGAACATAGGCAGGTTTCCATCGTGAAGAAGTCTACCTGTTCCACCAGTTCTGGAAACCTTGCTTTTGTTTCATCGAGTATTGATCTAGCAACCCTTTCGAGAGCATCGTACTCTTTTCCAGATAGTTTTCTATCCACATCGTCTTCTTGTCCAAGGGCATATAATAATCCATTACGATGAGAACGGGAACCATCATAATCACTAAGCATAAGTGAAGTAGGATTGACCCGAATACCAGCAGTATGCTTAAGATGCTGAAGGTAGAACCAAGTAGAATAACGACCAAACTTATGAAGGCTGTTTTTAAGTATATCCCACAGGTTATCAAAGTTTTGTTCTTCGTTGTCTCCATAGAATTTCTCCAGTGCCTCGCGTTGAGTTTTGTTGCCGATAAAGGTTTGATATGATTCAAACATGGCAGGTAAGTGACCTTTGTTCCACTTCGTGTCAGTTTGATATCGCAGACGTTTGTAGTTAGCAGTATTCCATTGAGTGATACGATCAACTGTTGCTAATTCAAAGTCTGGGAACTCGTTCTTAAGAACCCATGCAGTTGGTAGTTGATATGTGTTACCATATAACCACGCAAACCAAATTCGTTCTTCGTCATTATGTTCATAGCGTTTATGAAGATAGTTTGTAGCCCAGACCGCTGGGTCACAGTCATCATATTTCATTGACCATGCGTACCAGCGGATAAAGGCTTCTCTTCTGTTTTCTTTTAATCTATAATCCATACTATATTATAATATACTTTTGAATAAAAGTAAATACCCTCAAAAGCCTTCTAGAGACAGCGGTTGTTGGTTAGCGGCAAGGTCAAACACCTCTACACATCCACCTTTACCCTTTTTATGGATCGCATTGTTAATCATCTGATCTGTATAGTCGTAGTCTCCCTCGAAGAAGGTATCACCGTCAATTCGGAAAATACTCAACTGGCAACCAGACTTTTGCTTACCCCAGAACTTGAAACCAATCTTCTCGTAGAAACCAACTGATTCTGGTTCTGATGATACACGGAAGTATAACGCTTGCTTACTTTTAACATGACGAAGGGATGCTTCGCATAATGCTTTGGCTGCCCCCTGACCTCTATGTTTAGCAAATGTATGAAGCAGTTGTAGGTTAGCAACGAAAGGTTTACGCTTAGAGATAGTTGTAATGATAGCAGCCATCAGTTCACCTTCTTCGTTGAAGGCACCGATACAATCATCCCACTGATCCTGCATGTCTGCTTTGGCAACGAAAGTCTTAGCAAACTTGTCAGCCTTATCATCAGAGATAGCTTTGATGAATTGGTCGCGAGTACACTTATTCAACTTCAATTAGAGTTCTCACTTTCTTACCACGTTCTTCTGGGTGCTTTGTTTTCTCCCAGCCGATGAACTGAGCCAAGTCCCATTGCATTGGAGGGAACTTGTAACCTCTTTCGGAGATAAGTTCATTGACGCTTGGACCATCATTCAAAGCTGCATCAAGAAAATCCTCAACAAAACGGAAGCATGATTCCAATTCAGTACGATCTAACGTGCCACGGAACAAACGGAACTCAACTGTATCAATATGCTTCAACGCATACATGTTAATAGCAAAGCGGAATGGACGACCCATTGATACGCCATCTTTACCAGCAGCGTGCATCTTGATGAATGAATCAAAGTCAGTTGCTAGGTTGATAATGTTATCGCTCATGTAATCAGGCATTGGACGACCACCATCAAACTTCAGATACATCTTAGCACCCTTGGCACCCTTCATCTGGTTATGCTCAAAAAAACCATAGACGTGTTCAATAGCTGCAGCTTGGTTATCTTTGACATATTTGGTTAGACGTTTAAGTGCTTCGATATCATCTCGGAGTCCTGGGACACGGCAATGAATATGAGTATGAGCAGTTACACCGACTGTTGGTGGGTGACCTTCGCCCTCAAATAGCTTTTTAATTTCAAAGTAACGATCTACTTGTTGTTTCCAAGTTCTAGTTGGTTTTGTGTTAATCTCACCACCAAACGGAGGTGACTCACCTAGCGGATCGGCGCAGACATTCTTATATGGGTCTCTAAGGTTAATAATATCTCGCTCGGAGTATTCCCAAGAACCAAGTTGTTCCGGAATTGAAAAAGAGCGAGGCACATCACCCCACTCTATCTCCATACCATATGTAAAATCACTTTTGTTGTACATGCTGTAGATCCTTATTGCCAGTTTGATTTGCTTCAATAGTCATAGTTAATTCTGAATCAAATGTCAAATATGTTTCCATACTAACTTCAAGCGATGGAGACGCTATACCAGAACGTTTGGGAATATCAGAAGTAGAAGTAATTATAACTCCATTTTCTAAAGAAGTCAAGTATAATGGTCGTTTCCCATTTCGGAAAACTTTAAGGGTTTTCTCTCTTGACAACACGCACACTGATAACGATGCGTCTTTCCATCTTCCGATAGGTGATACATCTTCTTGAATCGTGTGAAGCAATAATTCAGTATCGTTTTTAGTTTCGCAATCATAACCATATAATTCCTTCCATTTTTCTGGCAACTCTTGAGTGATAACTCCATTATGAACTACCGAAAGAGCAGTATTAGAAATTGGTTGATTATATTCAAGATCGCTAGTGCTATAACGACAGTGACCGACAAGGTATAAGTTTCCGTCTTCATTCAAATACGATTCAAAATTAAACGGAAACTTATCAGCGGCAACAGGCAGTTTTTGTGTGACGATTGAATTGGCTTTAACATAAGATAGTCCAGTAGCATGCATTCCTCGAATTTTAGATTCAAGGAATACACGTTTTAGCATTTCAAAGTCCCTAAGACTTGGATTCTTAAGGACTGTTCCAATTACGGCACACATTATGCAAAGAACTCATCGAGCGAAGATGCGTTAGCTTCTGGGTGCATCTTGATTGTTTCAGCTTCACCAACTTCTTTCTTACAGAAGTCATACCACTCTTGGCTTTCCCACATGCCAGCGTAAACACCATTGAAGCGTGGACGATAGTGAGGGTTGTTCACATCGTTCTTGCAGTGTTCAACATACTTACGTCTTGCGTTTTCATACTCCATAGAACCAAGAGTCAACATACCTTCGTGGAAGAAGGCGATGATTGAGATACGTTCAGCGTTCGGGTCATCTAAAATAAGCTCCGTATTACCATGCAACCCTGCCATGTTATTAACAAACAATAGATCGCCAGGACGAATATTAACGGCATACCCGATTTCAGGGAATACCAGATAAGCACCACGGTAATTATCGCTGTTAGAAAATACACAAATATTAGCAAAGCCATCATCCATGTTCGCTGGGTCATAGTGCGCTGCAGTTCTGAAGTTACGGTTAACAGTGATTGTAGAGAACGGAGTGTTCGGTACTAGGAAGCGTGGGTCGATCTTATCGGATGCAGCTTTCTGGTTACCATAACGCCATGGTAGCAACTCAGCGAATGCCTTAGACAGATGCTGAAGGTATGGATAAGACTTCTTGAACTTATCGAATTGCTTCTCAGTATAAGAAGTTGCGCGACCATAAGGGATACGTGGATAACGATCATACCAACCAGCAATACCAGAGTTCACTGGGTTTGCGTAAGTAGTCTTAGAGATTAGATTGTTCTCAACCCAAGCTGCATCTTCTGATGCTTCCGCTGCAGGTTTACGACGAGTAGTTTCAACCCAATCATCAAATTGGAAACCAGCGTCATCGACGCTATCACGCAACCAAACTTGAGCACGGTTAGATGCTTGGTCGCGATCTGCGCCATATTTAGTTTGGATAACTTCAATTGGGTCTTCGCCAAGTAAGTTACCAGCACCTTTCTTAAAGGCATCAATGATATCCCATTGATAGGCAGTAACCCAATCGCGACCTTGTAGTTTATCGCCACGTGGACCAGCAGCAGTACCACGGTTCTGAGTTTCAGTAGCTGCATCACGAAGACCTTCGTATGCAGACTTTGTCATCTCATCACTGAAGTAGTTCTTACGGAACTTGAAAACGATATTACGTTCATCAAGACCTTTTTCGCAGCCGCTGCATTGCTTGTTGCAATCTGGATCAGACAAGTCTGTGGCGCACTTGGCAGGCAAGTACAAGTCCATATCAGATTCAACGAGAGTGTGGTAGTGACGCTCGTCAAGCCAAGTACCAACCAAGTCTGGGCGAGGCACAACCTCAGGGGCTTCCAATACAACAACCTTCACATTTCTTCCAGCATCAACGCTCATTTCGATTCTCCTTAAAACTTAAATCCACTAAAATTTTCCGACTGCATTCTTGAACCAAACCCACTCTTATCAAATAGCGGTTTGTCATCTTTGACGTGTCCAGAATCAGCCAGTCCTTCTTGGGCAGATGCTTCAACATCATATAATTTCATCTTTGCTCTATCAATGCCAACCACGAATCGTTTATAATAATTTGGGTCATTGTAACGGTTCTTTAACTGTTTAACAATAATCTGATTCAGATTCTCAAGTTCTTCACTAGAAACCAAGGCAAACATAAAGTCAGCCGTCGCTGGCAAACCAAACGATTCAGAAGTATCTTCCAACCCTGGATCAGAATTGGCATACCCTGAACGAGTAGTTTGTGTAGCCGAAACGATCGGAACATTATACTCAACAGCCAAACCACGAAGCTCTTCTGCAATAGCTTTAACAAACGTATAAGAGTTTACATTTGCTCCAGCTTTCATCCTTTGCGAGGAACAAATATTTAGATAATCAATAAAAACGATATCTGGAGTAAATTCACGTTTCAACTTCAGTTCTTCTAGAAGGGCACGGAAGTGACCAGCGTGGGCAGAAGCAGTTGGGTATTCTTTGACGATTAGTTTGCCTTGGGTTTTCTTCTTCAGCTTGTCGATACGAGATTCAAAGATATCCTTATCGACGACCTTGAGCTCATCCATGGTCAGGTTCAGCAAGTTGGCATCAATACGTTCAGCGATACGTTCTTCAGACATTTCCATAGTGATGTACAGAACGTTACGACCAGCAGTCAACGCTCCAGCGGCAACGTGACACATGAAAAGAGATTTGCCAACACCAGTACCAGCCAAAGCAATGTTTAGAGTTTTACGACTCAATCCACCTTTGGTGATTTTGTTGAACATGTCAAGATCGAAAGGAATCTTCTCCTCGACACGGTGGTAGAACTCAAAACGGTTGGCGAAGTCTTCAAGGTAGTCGTGACCAACGTGGTTATCAAAAGAAACGGCAAGAGCGTCAGATAGCAAAGAAGGAATAGCATCTTGATTATGTAGAGGGTCTTTACCCTCAAAGATTTTAATTGAACCCATGATCGCTAGATAAACTGCGCGATCCTTACAAAACTTCTCTGTAGACTCCATCAACCAGTCTTCATTGACGGGTGAATCTACTAGCGTTTTGATATACTCACCAATATCACCAACTTCTTTGTCAGTCACACCTTTGGCGTTACTGACCTCAATTGCTAAGATTTCTGGTGTGAGTGGCTTATTGTATTTGTTGAAGAACTCTGTGATTTCATTAATGATTACAGATTCTTTTCTATCTGAAAAATACTCACGCTTTAGAAAAGGAATTACTTTACGGCAATAGTTTTCATTATGAATCAGATTCGTCAGTATCTGTTGTTCGATTCTCATCAATTCCGCCTGTATATACTACGTTATTCTTTAATAGGTTTTCTTCAAGTAGGTCGATTAGAATGTCGCCGATGTGATTTCTAAATTTATCTCTATCGACAAAACCCACTGGGTTCTCATGAATATCAAATTCAAATTGAACACGCAGTAGGTCTTCTTCTTCAAGCAATCGAACTCTACCGTAAGTATAAATTATACCTGAATATTCGCTGGAAGTCAACTTAATTAGTTGATTTCCGTTGTAATCTTCATCCAAGAGTTCGTATTGCTTAATCATTCTTCGTGATCCAATGCTGCAAGTTCAGCGTCGATGTCTTCATCTTTGACCATCTCAACCGTTCCAACAGAATACTTGTTCTTGACGAAATCATAGAATGATTTTTGTTGCAAGACTGGCATCCAGAACTCTTTGGTATCGGTGTCTTTCAAGCGATACTTCTTGTCCTCGACAACACCGTCTTCATCTACCTTTGAATACCAACCATTGCTAGGCTTGACAACATGTCCGGATTCAAGTGCAAGATCAAGTAGACCGCTCCACTTGCTAATACCGCCATCAAAAGATACGGAAACAGGAATTTTAGATTTTTCTTTAACATGACGAGATTTCTCAACGTTGATAATAAAATTGTAACCAACAACTTCAGTACCTTCTTTTTCTTGCTGGCGACCTAAGATGTAGATGTTATCAGCAGAGTAATATGAACCAGTACCACCACCGACGATAGCTTTGGGGAACATACCAATTTCCATGTAGGTGTGGTTAACAACCACCATTGGGATATCCTTCAAAGTAAGGTGAGGTGTCACCATACGGAACAACGACTTCAACTGCTTAGCACGAGACATATCCGCAACAGACTTACCATCCAACGCATCTTCAACTTCTTTCTTAGAAGCCAAGTTACCGATAGAGTCAATAACAATCATAACGCGATCGCCACGTTCGATGTTTTGAAGTTGCTGCATAACGTCAAACTTCAACTGCTCAATATCAGTGATTGGAGTGTGAACAACTTTCTCAGTATCAATGCCGAAGGCATCGAAGTAAGATTGTGGTGTACCAAACTCAGAGTCATAGAACAAGATAACTGAATCTTTATACTTGTCCTGATACGCTTTGGCCATTAACAAGCTGAACGCTGTTTTAAAGTGCTTAG